GAAGAGAACATTCTCTGGTCTGGACTGATACCGCCGACAGAATTATGCGCCGAGCAATGGATAGTTATGGCTGGGGCGATGTTCAAAAGAATAGATGGAGAGAATTGTTCAATGAATAAGATTGTTCACTTTATTGGCTTTGATGGCGACGGTTTTTCTGCCGCTGTCAAAGTCTGGGGGCGCCCAGATTTTATCCATAAGTTTTTCGACAAAAGAAGCCTTGGGGATATCGACTTTGACAACGATACAGTTGTCTTTGGGAGAAAGACTAAGCTTACTCCTCACCCTATCTGGGTTGACCAAGACCACAACAGACATTGAAAAGGGGCGGTATGAACCGCCCTTTTTTTATATGCGTATTATGTACGGGGTAGAGAATTTTTAACTAGCCGATCCCAACCCATCTCTACCCCATATCAAAACTTAACTACAGGCGACCTGTACCTGACAACCCTTTTTCTGTTTCTTAATCGCCTAAAGTCAAACCAGCGTTTTAGTCTTTTGCGTGTGCGAAACATTGCCAAGTTCTCCCAAAGTCTGATGACCTCCAGGCCTGCGGGCTGCCACAAACCGAACATTTTCTCTCAAACAAGTTCTTTCTTCTGGCTGCTCCGGGCTTTTTTGCGAACAAATCTTCGGCCTCCCCCCGGCTGCGTTTCCATTTTTTATATTCTTCTTCTTGCTTTTTTTGTTTCTCTGTCTTGCTGCTCATGCTATTCTGTACCTCTGCCTGAATTGTTCGGGTAGACCGTAGCCACGTTTTGTAAAACAGCGTGGTTCACAATATATAGTCATCACGAAAGAAAGCAGACGAGCGGGCAACCCCGAACAACTCGTCTGTTTTTTTATCCCGTACATTCGCCTTCATCCTTTTGGCAGAAATAGCCCTCCTCATCAAAGATCCAATCTTGCTGCCGTGTTGCAAAGTCTACGAACTGCTTCATATCTCTGCCATGCCTGAAGGTTGAACCCATTTCTTGTTCCATCTTTACCCACCATTCAGCACGCTCTGGGTGCTGCTTCGCCATGCTGGCAAGAATATGTTCGCTTTTTAGAAAACAAAAGTCACAGTTTCCTTTGGGTGTAACCCCGTTAGCCGAGTTTAGATTCAGGTTAAAGTCTTGTTTATCCCAAAAACTCACCACATCTTCTTTAAAAATGTTCGCCTCGAGCAGCGGATACCAATAGCTCCACCTGTCTTTGCTGTCAGCCTTAGCTCTTTTTGACTCATCAGCACGAATACCGACTGCCGCCGTCCACTTTTTCCAACCGAGCCCCTTAGTTAAATACCGTTTCATTGGGAGTATTTTTAGCTCTGTGGTGCAAAATCTTGCGGCTATGTTCGGTAAATACTTACGCCTTCTAACCAAAACCTCGAACGGCTCACCGATACGAGACGCTGAATTGTCGCTAACTGTCTTATATGTAGCCCGATTATCGACCACATCATACTCCACCCAGGTTATCTTTATGCCCCAGCGCTGCTGGCATTCCCGAACAAATTCCAAAGTTTCAGGCATTTCCCTCCCGGTGTTGGCGAACAACACCTGAACTCTGTCAGGCAAATCGCCGTTTGCCTCCAGTATCTGGTGCAGCATATAGGCCGATGTTCTGCCACCTGAAAAAGATATCTGTATGTTACCATCAGGCAGGCTGTAGATGCTCATGGTTGGCTTATCTCGCCACCTAAAGCCGCATAGCCAGCTATATCAACCCAAGTATCATCTTGCTTCATATCATTTGTAAGCCGTGCCAATTTCAGGCCAATCATGCAAGCACAAACTTGTTCGGGTGTAATCTCCCGGTCTAAGATAACGCCCCATATATCAGCTATTCTCTGGTGATTTAACCGTGCGTCTCCATAATCTGAAGCTCGCTGCCCGCTAATAAGTTCGCCCGCTTTTTCCAAAAAATAAGCCCGATTCATACTATCGTAAGACATTATACATTATCCCTCGCTGTAACTGCTTCATACTCACCCCGACTCATCACACCATTTGTTGTGCCAAGCCACTTGCGCCCACCTGTTGTGGTAAACGAATACTTCTCTATACGCCGCTCTGACAACAATTCCCGAACAATTTGGTCAGCAATATACTGGCTAATGTTTTGAAGAATAGCAGGAGCATCTGAATCCGTTAATCTCTCAATGATACTATCAGCACCACCACGCTGACACAGAGCCCGACCATTTGCTTCGCAATCCTGAATCCATCTGAACATTGCATCTTTACGCATCTGTGATTGATTGCTTTGATTAAGATTGTTAATTTGTTCGGTTCTATCTTGTAGCAATCCTGTAAGTGTATCCCGAACAAAACTTCGTATATTGCGATCCGCAGGCCCGTTTGACTTCACAATCGCCCCGTCAAAACAACGATTACGTTGGTATTCTATACCCAAATCATGACAGCGGCCCCGAGCCGTTTTCTCATCTAACTGCCAAATGGCAAAAGCGCAACGCACACCGTCAACCAACGCCGATGTCCCCCGAATAAGATTACGAGCCTCTTCAGGCTTCGAGATAATTTTATCGCCCTGAACTTTAGTCATGTGGTGACATACAATGACTGCCGCCCCCGTTTCTGTCGCAACCCTAGATAACAAGCCAGTTAGAGCCGCACCAGCCGCAGGGTCAGCATTTACATCTGCGTGTACAAAAGATGCCAACGGATCAAATACAATGAGCTTCAGGTTATCGAGCTGTAAAATTTGTTCGTATATTTTCTTAAACTCGTCTGTCTCCGAATAATCACCCATATTGTCTCTTAGTATGGGAAACACACCACCGACATTGGGCAGCGGCACAACATGTAATTTGTTCGGGTAATCGAACCGTAGGCCTGCCTCATCCAAGCGCTCAATACGTCTATGCATCTCCGCTTCATCATCTTCTGCTGTAAATATAACAACATCACCGAACTCTTTTACCGTGCCTCCAAAAGCATTTTGCAATGGCCTGCCTGCGGCTACTTTCATAGCCAAGTCAAGGGTCATCATGCCTTTACCAGCATCTCCCGCCGCTGCAAATATTATTGGAACTCCGATAGGAAATGTGCCGTCAACCAAAAACTCTTGTACAGGCGCACTCCCTGTAAACCTAGAGATAAGCAGGCTGTCGTTGAGAAGATTGATTGTTCTGTGCGTATGGCCTGCACCATTTTCCACAAACTCACTAACATCAAACTCTTCATTTATTGCGTCAGCCGCATCCCATTTTGGTGGCTTGCCTGTTGGTGGTTGCAGTATCGTTACTGTGTTCGCATCTGCGTCTATGGCAACTTCCCGAACAATTTCAGCAAGCCGCCTGCCAGCATCATCATTATCAGGCCAAATAACTAAGTCTTTCCCCCTTAACGGCGTGAAATCAAACTTCTCCGCATTTTTACGAGTTAATGCCCCAGCCCCACCGAGGGTGCATGTTGCTGGAATGCCTGCATCAATTAATGCTTGGGCGCACTTTTCACCCTCCACCCATACAACACGCTGCTCATTTAAAATGTTCGGGATATTGTATAAAGGCCGAACTTCAGGTGCTTTTGGATATCTTACACCTGGAACCCAAGGCCTGAACTCTTTTTTACCGTCAATGTCATAACGGCGTACAGTTACCAATACTTCGCCGTCACGACTGATATAGTCCCATTGCCCGTTATGTTCGGTGTTTATATCAATGCGAACTTTTTCTGATTCAGCAGGCTCAACACCATTTGTGTAACTTTGAACGGGTATTGTGTTAAGATTTATACCCTTACTTGTTTTCCAATCAGGACTGTATACCACATTGTCTGTGAGATAAGACCCGAACATTTCTTTTATTTCAGGCAGGCGCATACCTCTTGCTGCCATCAGTATTTTAACAATGCCGCCGATTCCCTCGCCACCGTTAAAGTCTTGACCTCTCATGAAATGTGGGCTGTTTGGGTTAATATCAATCTTTAAACTCTCCCCAGCCTCACCAGCTAAAGAGCCTAGAAGAAAATCAGTTCCTCTTATTTTCCCATTAGGATACGTCTGAATCAGGGTATCAACCTGTACAGAACGAGGAACTTCTCTGCTAATTTTTTCTACCAAATCATTCGCAGTACCAGATTTAGTATTGTCAAACCGTATCATACTCATTATATTGTACCTTGAGACTTATGTTTCCTTTTGTTCATTAGTTTCGTTTCACACCTAAAGGGGTCGCTTTCGAGCGGCCTCTTTTTCTATGCCCAACATGTTTTGTGAAACTCACAATATCTGCAAGTAAAGTAATCTGAATTAGCTGCAACTCGTGGCAACATCTCCCCCGCCTTTGTAGCTTGCAATATCTCTACCCCCCGATCACTTGTTTTCTGAGCCAGTTCTTTATTGAAAGGAATTAGCTCATAGTAAATCTCACTTGTATCTTTATTCATTACCGTAAACAAGGCAGGATTTTCTGTTAAATCCATGTAAGCTTGGTATAACGATACTTGTGCAGCATAAACA